CAATTGGCTTACGTTCTAACTTTTCCTTTCTGTCCGATCCACTGCAACAAGCAGGTCAATTGCCAAGAGACCTAGAAGGCAAGGCTACCTATTGGACATGGAATTTTGATACAGAGCGTGATAGCGTTTTCCTCAAAGGCAATGATCCAGTTGGCCTATTAATTGACGATATACACGGGGTTCCTATAACCAATCAACTAAATAATTCAGTTGATATAGACCCGGCAGCATTTATCAGCAAAGGTGATCGTGCAAACATTTGGATATACGAAATCACACAAGCGGGATAAATACAGTTTAACAGGCAAAACATATTAGGCATTTCTAACTTAGGCACATGGCTCGGAGCGAGCACTTGACTTAACATAAAAGGAAACAGCCATAATGGCCACAACTGTAGAACGACTTGGTGTAGTAGAAACCAAGGTAGCAAACCTAGACGAAAAATTAGACGAGATCAAGGTTGATGTCAAAGACATGCACGACTGTCTAGATAAAACTCGCGACAGCGTCATGGCCAAACTAGAAGACATGTATGGTGCAAGCTGTCAACAACATAGCGAATTGGCCAGTAAAATTACAGAATTAGAAAAATTTAGACAAAAATGGATCTATATGACTGCTGGCGGCGTAGCAGTATTAGGATGGGTATCAGGGCATATGGACCTAGTTGCCAAGATATTCAATTAACAACAAATGCTCACTTAAATAAGGGCCATAGGTCCTTTTTTTATGACTAACATTTCTAAACGCTTAGAGCAAGTAGTTAGTTCTGCACAACAAAAATTAATTGAAAAACACCAGATTCTTCCAATTAAAGTTGCGGAAGGAATCCTTGTAGGCGACGTTTTAATAGTCAGTGAAGGCATAGTCAAACATCTAAAATACATTGACAAATTCCTTTACAAGAACATATACTTAAATGCAGCAGCTATCCGTATTGCCAACATGCTGGCAGTAAACAAACATTCAATACAAGCAGATAATCTATATAGACTGGATCAAGAATACGGACGCTGGTACCACGATAGTCAACTGCTACGAGCACAATATCAACGATCCGTCAATAACCAAGATCATGACCGAGCAGATACCTTATGGGCTAGATACTGTGAAAGCAGAGATCGTGCGATAAATGCCAAAAATATTGTGCAACGATTGGCCTGTATCTGAATAAATATACTATCATTCTGGACCCTTTGAAATATGAAAACTACAGACCTTTTTACAAATAATAGATCAGCAAAAAGACTCAACGAATCTTTGGCAAAAACATTTGGGCAAAAACTAAACCTAGAATCGTTTAGTATTGAACAACTCGAAGATGCCCGCAATAAATTGCGTACACAAATCTATACAGCACGTAGTAGCTCAAACTTCAATGAGACAGTTGAAAATGAAACACTAAGCAAAGCACAATTTATGCACGATGCTATCGTAGCAGAACTAATGGATCGTAATGAACCTATTGTGGATACTACACAATTTGAAGCAGACAACACACTTGAAGATCAAGTGGCAAGTATCATGAAACGGTTTGACGAAGACATGAACGAAATCGGCGGCTACGGGATGCCGGACGAAGACAAGATCGTTGAAATGTTAAGACAAGGTGATGTAGAGGGTGCGTTAGATTATGTGTACGGTGCCTATGCTGATCAAGACGGTGGCGAACTTCGCAACATGGATAGCTACATTGAAGATTTGGAAGACCAGTTTGCAGATCTAGCTCAAAGCGACGACGAAGGTGGTGATACAGATGACGGTTATGCTCTAGCATCAGCCGGGCACGGTAGTGATGAAGACTACGGAACTTTCAATCAAGACGAAGGCTATGATATGGACCAAGTTCGAGCAGACGCTGCTGCCGGTATCAAGAAGTCTATTGACAAACAATCAGATGATCGTATTGCCAAATTAAAATCCGATAAGAACAAAGGATTTATGGCAAAGGTCGGAGATAAAATCATTGGTGGTGCAAAGGGTGCTGCTAAAGGATTTATGGGTAAAGAAGATATGAATACGAATGAAGCGTATATTAACAATGCAGAAGATGCTATTAATTTACTAGCAGATATTAGAAAACAATCTAAAATGGCAGAACGTGGTGCAGGTGATCCAGTTAGACCAAATCAGTTGGTAAACGATCTATGGGATGTCATGCAGTGGATCGAACACAACATGAAAGAATCCCCTGAAACAGAATCAGCGCCACCAACAGCCAAAGGTGAACGCATGGTCAAGCATATCAAGAAAGGATATGCAGATGATGGTAAGCTGACAGACAAAGAAAAATCAATTGCCTATGCCACAGCATGGAAGCAACACAACAAAGAATCTATCGAAACAGGAGAAGATATGACTAGACTACAAGAAGGTGAAATCCAGCAAGCGTCTGCGATTGTCACAGCAAAGACAATGGTTGACAGGGTCGGCCGTTGGATTGAAGAACTTTCTGGTATGGAGAACGACACTCTATTACAGTTAGGCGATTCTATCCGCGACGAAATGGGACAAGAACAAGCTAAACAATTTATTAGTACAGTTGCTCCGGCTATCCAGTCAGCATTAGAAAATCTAAAGCAGGCACGTGAAACATTATCAGGCGGAGTTCGTACATTAACAGGCGAAGAGCAACCAGCAGAAATGCTAGGCGGCGAGCCAGGTGCTGATATGGCTGCTCCGGCAGAACCAGACGCAATGAATGCACCGGCTGGCGATGACCTCGGTGGCGAACCAGCCGGTGATGACTTTGATGCAGCAGAACCAGCAGCAGGTGGACTAGGTGATGCAGGACGCGAGCAGCGTGAAAGTATTGACCGTCAAAGCCGTTTGTTAAAAGTTCTAGCAGGATGAAATTCTTTGACATTACCAACGAGAGTGATTTTCTAAAAATTAGAGAACTTGCTCCTACAATGGCTCCAGCCACTCCTGGTGCTCCGCCTCCGGGTGCAGCACCCGCTGGTAGTGCTCCGCCTCCTGATCCACAGATGCAACAGAAGATGATGGCTCAACAGGCACTAGATCGTGCCAATCAAAAGAAACAATTGCAAGATCAGATTAAGTCAAAACAAGAAGAACTTGCAGAATTACAAAAACAATTGGCAGCTATAAAATGAGATTTTTTGAATTTAGTGGTGATGACGAAGGCGATAGATTTGTTATGGTTCTTAGAAACTATATTGGTCGTGCCGCAAGTAAGAAAGCACCTGCTAAATTAAATTGGAACGGACTTAATAAAGTACTGGCCACAAATGGTTTTGAGTTAACAGCAGACTACGAAACATTTAAGGCCATGTACGATTCAATTCCAACTATCCAACAAATGGTCAAGAACTTCAATGCCGACGGTGTTGAACTTAATGTTCCCGGCGCACCAGACGAAGAACCTAAAGGCGACGGAACCCAAACACCTGCAGATAGTCAAGCAGCAGTAGACCAAACAGCAGCATCGGCAGCAGCCGGACAATTGGCACAATCACAAGCAACTCCCCAGGCTTGACAAACTAATTTTTTTACTGTAATATATACAGTATGAATATTACACCTCCACCGTTCGTTGAACGAATCCAATATAAAAATTGTGTCCAAATTAACGACCCAATTACACGTAAACGTGTTTACAAAACTCCCGACGGAGAAAGCCTACCCTCTGTGACCACTATCCTTTCAGCAACAAAGGATATGACTCACTTGAATGAATGGAAGAAGCGCATCGGCGAAGATAAAGCTAGACAAATCACAACAGAAGCCGCAGGTGTAGGTACAGCCATGCATGCCAATCTAGAACGCTTTCTAATTGGTGAACAACGACAGCCAGGCAACAACCCTGTTCACGTACAGGCCAATAAGATGGCTGACGTTATTATTGAAAACGGACTTAGCAAAATGGATGAAGTATGGGCTATGGAACAGAGCCTATACTTTCCAGGATTGTATTCTGGTACAACTGACCTAGTGGGTGTATATCAAGGACAGCCTGCTATCTGCGATCACAAGCAGACCAACAAGCCTAAAAAAACAGAATGGGTAGAAGATTACTATCTACAATTAACAGCGTATATATTAGCACATAATGAAGTCTACGGAACGGACATGAAACGAGGTGTTATTTTTATGTGTTCAAGAGACCTACAATATCAACAATTTGATCTAACTCCCGATAACTTTAACAAGTATCAGGACATGTGGTTAAACAAGGTTGAAGAGTACTATACAACGGGTCTACAAGGATACAAGCAACTGCTTACCCAATAAGATAAATACCCTATAACGGGAATATATCTATGGCAGTCGTGCAAATCTCAAAAATCCAGGTCCGCAGAGGATTAAAAAATTCAGGAATTGGTGTTCCGCAACTAAGCTCGGCAGAATTTGCATGGGCAGTTGATTCACAAGAACTATTCATTGGTAATGGATCTCTTGCCGAAGGCGCTCCTTATGTGGGAAATACCAAAGTCTTAACCGAGCATGACAATATTCTAGAACTAGCTTCTAGTTATAGATTTGCTGAAACAGAGCCTTCTATTTCAGAAAGTATTCCTAGATCTCTGCAAACTAAATTAGACGAGTATGTCAGCGTGTTAGACTTTGGAGCTCAACCCGACGGATCATCTGATAGTACCGCAGCATTTCAAAATGCCCTAAATGAATTGTTTAGCAATGCTAATCCAGTTTTTAAAAAAACACTGCTAGTACCCAATGGCAACTATGTATTTTCTAGTAATCTAAGAATACCTAGTACAGCGGTCATTCGAGGGGAAACTCAAAACGGTGCAATTCTAGATATAGGTAATAGCAATATTTTGTTTATTACAGAAGACGGACTAGAAGTTGCAGATTTTAACAGTAGTAATCGACCTCGCAATGTAAAGATCTCTAACTTGACCATTAGACACGAGTTAGGACAAACAGTATTAACAGGTGTAGGCGACAGCGAGTTCGACAGTGTAAGATGGGTATCTACATATATGTTAGGAGATGCTCTTGCTGGTTCAGTTGAAGACAACTCAGCATCGTTGTATTGGGAAAATTCTCTTGCAGGTACAAAAGTAACAAATATCAAAATAAAAGACTGCCTGTTCGAATCTACTGCATTAGCTGTTAGATCTGATCAAATCACTATCGATTCAAGTTCACCTCCTAGGTTTGATACTAACATTACATTTGATGGTACTAGGTTTGTCGACTGCGACACAGCCATAGTGATTAATGGTGTAGCAGGCCAAGAAAATCTTTGGAGGATAACTGACTGTGAATTTGAAGAAATTGCATATCATGCGTTCAAGTCAGACTTTGGTACTGGTACTATCATTCAACGATCAAGATTCATCAATTGCGGAAACAACACCAACACAGCAGCCACTCCTGTATCTAGCATTGTGAAGTTCGGTGAGAAGAGCGGAAACGCTGTTGTTAATTGCACAAGCAATAGACATCAAGAAGCAGGCTTTACCGCAGTAGCAACCAAGTACGCTATTACAGAAGTTGAAAATGCTAATAGAACTAGTCTAGTTGACATGAACTATGATGATATTTTCTTATCAGACGGTTTTAAACCACTAGCAGTATTCAGTGCATTCAATAGATACACATACATAGATTATGTTTTGCAATTGGGCGATCATGCTCGAGCAGGACAGATAGTAATAACAGTAAACGAGTCGTTAGGAGAGTTTTCTTTTACAGATAACTATTCATACTCGACTTTATACTCAACAACTCCAGAGGGGATTCTTATGACAAATTTTGTTTTTAATGTAGAATTAAAAGACAACGACGGCGATAGTGGAATAGAGACACTATTATTATCATACCGAAATCCTCAGTCTTCTGGTCGTACCGGAACGGTATCATATTCGATATCGTACGGTGTTTGATCTTTACGGAAACGAAAGATTAATCAAGTGGAAACAGTTTAGAGATAGTTTAGAATTTAGCAATACGCCATTGAGTGATGTGGCTGAATTCTGGAGTCATGCTCCATTTGTTAATCCTTTCTTAGACCCCAAACAGCCAAATACATGGCCTGATCCGTGGCATTTGGTAATCGACGGCAAGCTCGATGATCTTGCTATTTGTCTCGGCATGCTGTATACTATTAAATTAACGCAGCGGTTTATTGATACCGTTTGTGAGATACATATGTCTATGCTTCCCAAAGATCGTTATTCAAAATTCTTTTTAGTAGCAGATAACTCTGTATTAAACTACGAACCTAGGATAGCGCATGACCTTAAAGTTTTACATCAAATTCAAACCGACATCGTGTGGTCCGGCCCAGCATTACCTATAAATATCAAATAAAGTAGAGACATAGATGGAAATTACAGTAATTAAAAGAAGCGGCCAACGAGAGCCTCTAACAATTGAAAAATGGCAGGCACAAGTTGCCAAAGTCTGTCAAGGCATAGCTGACGTTAGTCAGTCAATGATTGAAATTAAAGCACAACCACATTTTTACGATGGAATTACTACTCGAGAAGTTGACGAGATTACTCTACGTGCTATTGTAGATCTAATTGACGTAGAACAAAATCCCGACGTAGGTCATACCAACTATCAATATGTTGCTGGTAAACAACGTGTGAGCATGTTGCGTAAAGATGTCTATGGTAGTTATATTCCACCATCTCTATACAGCATTGTAAAGAAAAATGTTGAAGTAGGATTATATACTCCTGAACTATTGCAATGGTACTCAGAAGATGACTGGAACAAGATGAATGACATGTTGGATCATGAAAAGGATGAAACATATTCATATGCAGCCATTGAGCAGTTAATTGAAAAATATTTGGTACGCAATCGTGCGACAAAGGAAATTTATGAAACACCTCAGATCCGATATATGGTTGCAGCGGCCACTGTTATGCATAAAGAAGAACCTAATGCAGCTAGGATGCGCTACATCAAAGAGTATTATAATGCTGCTAGTGATGGCCTATTCACTCTCGCTACTCCTGTTCTTGCTGGCCTCGGAACTCCTACTAAACAATTTAGTAGTTGCGTCCTTATTCGTAGTGATGATGATTTGGATAGTATTTTTGCAAGTGGCGAGATGATGGCCAAGTATGCCAGCAAACGTGCAGGTATTGGTTTGGAGATTGGACGCTTACGTCCATTAGGATCTCCCATCAGAGGTGGGGAGATCATGCATACAGGTATGATACCATTCCTAAAAAAATGGTTCGGCGACTTAAGAAGTTGTTCACAAGGAGGTATCCGCAATGCAAGTGCTACTGTATTCTATCCTATTTGGCATCATCAGTTTGATGATCTTATTGTACTTAAGAACAACCAAGGAACAGAAGAAACCCGAGTCCGTCATATGGATTATGGGGTTGTGCTTAGTGCTTTCTTCTGGAGACGATTTAAAAACAAAGAAGACATAACATTCTTTGATCCCAATGAAGTTCCTGACTTGTATGAGGCTTTCTACAAGAATACAGAACTGTTTGAAGAATTGTATGTTAAGTATGAGAAGCGCAAGGACCTTCGCAAGAAGACCATGAGCGCCGAAGAAGTGTTCAAGAGTGGTATACTAAAAGAACGCACAGACACGGGTCGAATATATCTCGTGTTCATTGATAATGTAATGAATCAAGGTCCTTTTGATCCTGAATACCATACGATTTATCAAAGTAACTTGTGCTGTGAGATCCTATTACCCACACGTTCATTTAAGCGATTAGACGACGATAGTGGACGCATAGCGTTATGTACACTGGGATCTATCAACTGGGGGTCGTTCCGTAATCCAGAGGATATGCGTAGAGCCTGTAGGATTCTACAACGTAGCCTGTGTAACATTCTTGACTATCAAGACTTCTTGTCGATACAAAGTAAACTGTCTAACGACGAGATCCAGCCATTGGGTATTGGGGTTACAAATCTTGCCTACTGGCATGCCAAGCGTGGACTCAAGTACGGTGAGAAAGATGCACTACAAGATGTTAAGAGCTGGATGGAACACCAAGCCTATTACTTAACAGAAGCCACAGTCGAATTGGCCAAAGAAAGAGGTGCTTGTCAGCATAGCTCACATACCCGATACGGTCAAGGCGTATTCCCCTGGGAACTACGTGCTAAGGGAGTTAATGAATTAGCAGACTTTGCTCCTGAACTAGATTGGGAAACTCTACGTACCAACATGAAACAGTATGGTGTTCGTAATGCAACCTTAATGGCCATTGCTCCTGTTGAGTCTAGTTCAGTTGTAATTAACTCAACTAATGGAATTGAAATGCCCATGAGTCTTATTTCAGTAAAAGAAAGCAAGGCGGGATCATTTACACAAGTTGTTCCTGAATATCACAAGTTAAAAAACAAATATCAAATGATGTGGGAACAGAAAGATTGTGATGGCTACATTAAGACCGCAGCAGTACTAGCAGCCTATGTAGATCAGAGTATCTCAACCAACACGTTCTATAATCCAGCACACTTTGCAGATCGTAAAGTGCCAACCACATTGATTGCCAAGAACTTGATGCAAGCACATGTATGGGGTTTAAAAACTTTCTACTATAGTTTGATTAATAAGCAAGGTAGTAAGGCAGTTGCCGAGCCCACTCCGGAAGTGCATTATAACGGATTCCACAACGAAAGAGAAGTTATCGAAGACGACGACTGCGAGGCATGTAAACTATAATGCTAGAAACAATATGTGATATTATGGTAGACGCTTACAAGCGTAACTGGATTACCAGTCGTGATGGCAATGTAAGCATACGTCATCACGATCGTGATCACTTTTACATTACACCAAGTGGTGTACGTAAACAAACTCTACAACCTGATCAGTTTAAAAAAATTATAATTAAACCTCCTCATTCGTGGAATGAACCCGGAACAGGATTACTAGCCGAACGCTGGGGGTGGAAAGAAGATACCTATACTGATATTAGTGCTAACCTAAAGCCTAGTGGAGAAATTCCTTTACACTTTGGTTTGCAAAAACAAATGGGTCAACATGCTAGTGAAGTTCGTGTTGTTGTACATGTTCATCCTACTTACTGCATTGCCGCAATGCATGCCGGCATCGATCTTAGTACCGTTAGTGCAGCGTTCCCAGAACTTAATCGTTATACTCGAGTAGCACCCAATGTAGGAGATGTTCCTCCTATTAGCCAAGAACTTGCAGATCAATGCCATAAAAATTTGGAATTAGATCAAAATGGAAATATCGCCTATGACATTGTGGGAATTAAAGGACACGGGGTAGTTGCTATTGATACAAGTCCGTGGCGTGCCTATGAGCATATTGAACGATTAGAACATATTTGCAAGATAGTACTTGCATCAGGAAATTATAAATGAGCAAACAACAATACAACCTAAACACAAAGACAGACTACCTAAATCGTAAGATGTTTTTAGACCCAGCAGGTCCTGTAACTATTCAACGCTTTGAAGAAGTAAAATATAAAAAAATTGCAGACTATGATGCAACAGCACGTGGCTTCTTTTGGCAACCAGAAGAAATCAGTCTTTCAAAAGATTCAAACGATTTTAAAGACGCCAGTGATGCAGTTAAACATATCTTTACTAGCAACCTGCTGCGCCAAACTGCTCTTGACAGTCTACAAGGTCGTGGTCCAACACAGGTATTCACGCCTGTGTGCAGCCTGCCAGAAGTTGAAGCATTAATGTATAACTGGGGCTTCTTTGAAACCAACATTCACAGCAAGAGCTACAGTCATATCATTCGCAATATCTACAATGTGCCAAAAGATGTATTCAATACTATCCACGACACTAAAGAAATTGTCGACATGGCGTCAAGTGTGGGCAAGTACTATGACCTACTGCATAGAATCAATTGCAGAAAAGAACTAGGTGAAGCAGTAGACGAATACGAACATGTCAAAGCAATTTGGATGGCATTACATGCTAGCTATGCTTTGGAAGCATTCCGCTTTATGGTATCATTTGCTACCAGCTTGGCAATGGTTGAGAACAAGATCTTTATTGGCAACGGCAACATCATTAGCCTAATTCTACAAGATGAACTGTTGCACAAAGGGTGGACAGCCTACTTGATCAATCAGGTAATCAAGGAAGATGCTAGATTTGTCAAAGCCAAGCAAGAATGTGAAGCAGAAGTCTATGCATTGTATATGGACGTTATTCGTGAAGAGAAAGAGTGGGCTACCTATTTGTTTAAACTAGGTCCAGTGATCGGTTTGAATGCTAATATTCTACGTGATTTTGTAGATTATACTGCTGTCGGAGCATTAAAAGATATTGGTATCAAATATAATAACCCTGCGCCAAAAACAACACCAATTCCTTGGTTTAACAAACACAGTGATACTAGCAAAAAGCAGACAGCTCTACAGGAATCAGAATCAACAAATTACGTTATCGGAGTCATGGGAGAAAATATTGACTACGACGAATTGCCGGCTATATAATAGATATTAAAAGGAAGCACAATGAACGCGGTAGTATGGAGCAAATATCATTGCCCTTATTGTGATCAAGCAAAAGCATTGCTGACACAAAAGGGTATTAAATTTGAAGAAAAGAAAATCGGTGATGGATACACCCGAGAAGAATTGTTAGAAGCAGTACCAACGGCTAGAACAGTTCCACAAATTTTTCTAGATGGAAAATTAATTGGCGGATTTACAGAATTGAAAAAGCTACTCGAACAGTGGGATGGACAGGGATATGGAGATGGTGAACTTTAATGTTATTTAATAAACAAAAATTTGCAGTTGGCGACATTGTTAGTCTTAAACTAATTACCGGTGATGAGATCATGGGTAAGTTTGTAGAAGATGCAATGGGTTCTATTACACTGGATCGTCCAGTGATGTTGGCCATGATGCAAAAAGGACCAGCTATGGCTCCTGTACTACTAACGGTCAACCCAGACGCTAAGTTGACATTTAATTCTGGTGCAATCATTACTATGGCAGAATCGGATCCAGAGGTTGGAAAGCAATATGTATTCCAAACTACGGGCATTCAGCCCGTAAGTGCTGGCAGTATTATAAAAAGCTAAATTAGATCTTGTATTAGGAGAAATAAATGCCGTATATAAAAGGTGGAGGTGCTCAGAAAGATAGTGGGCTTCCAGCTGTTGAAGATGTATTTCACGCCAATGATGTCTATATCAATAATGTATTGGTGGCTCTTTGGCAAACTCCTCAGGCAAGTGCCGCCCTGGCGAAAGATGCACCGGTTGCACAGGTCGCTGCTGAAGATTTTAATTCTTCTTTTCTTTCAACGGCTGCAAGTTTGCCACCGCAGAAGATACCAGACTTATCTGTTGAGAACAATATGGTTGAACAAGGATATAGGGGAACTCCTACTTCAACACTTTTAGTCAATCCAGAAACACAAACCACTGGAGCTGTTCCTACGGGAAAAGTAGAACCAGTAGAAGGTGATGGATTTGGCGGACTACTTATCCCAGAAGCTACACCTAGCGGAGATCCTCAAGACTTAGCCGAATGGTTAAGAGATCGGTTAGATGAAGGACGACGAGGAATGTGGAACAGAGTAAGTCCACCTGCTTGCCCTGCAAAAGACTGCGGGCCAGCTATATCACCAGGCAATCCGAATATCCTCAACATGTGGCGATCCATTGGACTTAGTCAGTTTACCAATAACGATCAGACTGCTTGGTGTGCTGGCTTTATGAATTTTGCATTAAAACAATGTGGATACAAATGGCTTATAGATGCTTCGTCTTGGACTATTAGGAATAGCCCGGGAAAATACGGTGCAACCGCTATTCCATTGAACCAAGGACAGCCCGGAGACATTGCACTCTTTAGCTTTGGACACGTGGCATTTGTATATCAGGCAGTTAATGGTACGTATAGTTTTGTTGGAGGCAATCAAGGAGGTGGTGAATTGACCGCTAAGAGTCCCAACAACAATAACCCTGTAGCAAGTTGTGTTTCTGAAAGTTGGGCTTCAAAGGGTGCCCCTATTTGCAGTCCAAGTCTATATGGCAAAGCAGCATTAGTTGGCCTTTGGCGTCCTGGAAAGGTTTAATATGAAAAAGTTATTTTGGAACATATTAGGATTTATCAGTCTTGGACTTGCCTACGTGGGAGTCATTACCCCAGGCATGCCTTACTCAATCTTTGTGGTGTTTGCAGCCTATTGCTTTAGTAAAGGCAGTGAGCGTATGCATCGTTGGATCTACAATCACAAACTGTTTGGACCGTTCCTAACCAACTGGGGTGAGAAGCGTGTGTTCCCAACCAAGATGAAATATTTCATGTTAGCTATGATGACGTCAAGTTTAATCATTATGTTCTTCACAGGAGTTAAACCTGTAGGCATTCTAAGCACTGCGGTGTTTATGGCATTGGTTGCTGTATGGGCATGGCGCTTTCCGGGTTCAGTAGAGGAACACAATCGTAGAAAAGAACAAGGCGAGAAGATAGGTTGGATAAAATGACAAACACATTTAAAGTAACTCCATTATTTGGCACACCACTGTATCAAACTAATTTAGGAACTCTAGACAAATCCATGAGAGAGTTTATTGAAAATTTAGAATACGAACGTATGCCAGCAGATAATGGAGATTACTCTGTTAACAAATACATTTTAAATACTCCAGAGCTAGCGCCATTAAAAGCCAAGATCATGAAGGCTGCAGACAATTTCATATACACAGTATTAGATGTAAAGCGCAATATGAATTTTCAAATGGAAAATAGTTGGGTCAATAGACACTACACCGGAGACTATTCAGGCCAACACTATCACGGAAACAGTCTAATTAGCGGTGTTTACTATATCGATACCGACGGTGATACTGGTGCATTTATCTGCCACAAAGACAAGGGACAATATAATCTTTGGACGGAAACAGTTAGAGTAGACTTTAACTATCAAGATCATGCAGACGACGCCAAGTTAAATTTCTTTAACGCCGATGCTTGGGGAATATTTCCTGCAAAGAATGATTTGATTATGTTCCCTTCGTTAATGACACACTCCGTTGAAGAAAACGAATCAGCAAAAGTTCGATACAGTCTAGCCTTTAATCTGTTTCCAAGAGGCACAGCAGGTGGACCGATCAACACACTAACGGTATAAAACTATGAGCAAAATAACACTTGAACAATTGGTAGAAATTGCCGCAGAAGTAGAAGCAGGCGATCCTACAGATTGGGGCAAGCTAGCAGTAGGACAGCAAGAAGCATTCAAAATGATCGGTACAAGTATACTTGACATGTTCGACAAAGAAGTGTATACTGAAGATGACAAGTTAATAATGCTGGCAACTATTACCAAACTAACAGTGGAAAATATGTTGCTTAATTTAAAAATTATGTCAGCAAACGATAAGTAATTAAGAATTGTTGTAATCCCTTCAAAGCGAAGGCGTTGCGGACCCGGGTTCGACCCCCGGCAGGTCCACCATAAGGAGATTAGTATGGACACAGGATATACCACCTTAATCGGTTTTATCTTCGTTGCTATAGTATTTCTAGTCATTTTATGATGGGCCTGTATTGGCTTCGACGTGGCGAGATAGTAGAGACGGCAACACAGTAGGCGATGACTGTAAATCAAGCAAAAAACGTAAATGCAAACGCAGATACATTTGACTTCAGCGCAATGAGCTTCACTGGAAATTCTGTTTCCGGCAAGAGCAAAGTTGCCCTAGCTGCCTAAAAAACAGCGGTCCGAGGTAGTTATACCTTGTCATCCAAAATAGCAGAAAGCACCTTCGGGTGCTTTTCTTTTGGTAATATTTCTAAATTATCGTGTCGAAGTTGTGCGTGTACGCACATGTTTTGTTTGATAGTTCGTGTATAATGGTAGGATCATATTATTTAAAAAGGAAAAATTATGACAACAACAATCACAATCAAAGATAAACCAATCAATGCAACCTATCAAAACGTCACAGGGTTAACAGGCGGTGCAGGAGTTGACGCAACATTTGATGTCACAAAAACTAACGGAACATATTCTGTTGTATTAGACAGTCTTGCTGCCAGTGCCGGCACAGGTTATGTAGCAGGCGATACAATTACTCTTGCTGGTACAGCATTAGGTGGCACAGTTGCCAACAACTTGATCGTTACAGTGGCCACAGTTGGTGCTGCTGGTAAGGTTGCTACATTTGGTGTAGTGGGTACAGGACGAGTAGGCGACGGAACTGTTGATGTTCAAGTCGATGTAACAGGCACAACAGCTGTCGACACTTACGCAGTCGGCGGTGCCAGTACAGAGTACACTATTACTAAAAATGCTAGCGATATCACAATGTCAAGCACACTGGCAACTAACGTAGCATTTAAACTTGCTGATCACGAGCGTGTGGTCTTTACTGATAAAGCTATCGCCTATGATGCTGCAGGTCGAGCAGGTGATGTCTATGCTTTGTTAGCGGCTGCATTAGGTACCACAGATGTAACGAACTCATACAAAGGCATCGGAATTCATCTTGCCGACGCAGGTTGGACTAACAAACAACTGGCTGAAGCTCTACTGGCTACTGATACATACAAGGCAGATGCAGGTGGAGTTAGCGATGAGACATTCATCAAGCATGTTTATAAAAATGTAATGGGTTCAGATGCTACACTAGCCGAAACACAGAATCTGTTAAATTGGATGCAGGGCAACAATTATAGCCAAGCTGATGTTTTAGTTGCTGCCAGTGAATTGGCAACTTTTGAAACAGCAATCGGCCTAGTAGGACTAGCTACTACAGGAATCGAATATATTCCGGTGGTAGTTTAACCAATACAAAATAGGCTCTTTGGGGCCTATTTTTTTTGACTGGAGCATGTATCACTATAAGTAGTGTACATGAAAAAATTAACAGTCGGCGGATGCAGAATTCCGGTAAGTTTGGATATACAAGCGAACCTAAAAGAAATTAAAAAAGCCATTGATTGGGCAGCTGATAATTCTGTGGACATAATGTCTGTTCCAGAATGTGCTCTCAGTGGTTATATGTGGTCACCTGAATCTCAAACAGATCCTAGAATAATTGAATTAGATTTAGCATTACAATCGGTCATGTTGTATTCTAAAGAAAAATTAGTGGATCTAGTATTAGGCACAGCTTGGTATGATCGCGATGGTGTTTGGAAAAATATGCAGTTGTTTATTGTCGACGGTAAATGCCAACATGTACATCGAAAAAGTGTTTTATTTGGTACAGAAATGCAGTACTATCAAGGCGGTGGTGATTCAAGTGTGTTTGACTATAAAGGTTTTAAAATTGCAGGATTAATATGCAACGACATTTGGTCAAATACAATGTTTTGGCCCAGCGCATCAGCAATGTTATTGCAAACTTTAATGCGTGAAAGAACCGATATAGTTTTTGTTAGTGCTAATGTGCCTCGAGATGCTAGCCATGCGGAATTATTTTACCAATGGCATGACTCTTGTATAAGAATGTTTGGAGGCACAGGAAATTGGAATACTGTTGTTTCTGAAATAAGTCATACAAATCCAACTCCGATTTGTCCAGTTGGCATAGTTGGCCGAAATGCAATGTGGAGTGTCAAAGGACATGATACTGAAACTTGTTATTTCAAAGAGACTGTTAATTGATTTTTTCTATTAGCGTTATTAAAAAATATATAGACAAAACCTATTGATTTTGTATTTTAATAGGATATATAATATACACATAGAACGAAAGTTCTTATAAGTTTTCAACACACACAAGGAGATAATATGAAAACAGTCGGCGATAAATTAGCCCCATTTGCTATTACAGGTGTTAAGCCAGGACAACCAGAAGATGCCTTTTTTGACATTACAGAAAAGTCATTTGAAGGTAAGTGGAAAGTAATTGTTTACTACCCAAAGGACTTCACATTTGTATGTCCTACAGAGATTGTGGCCTACGATAAATTAGCCAGCGACTTTGCTGATCGTGATGCAGTATTGCTCACAGGTTCAACAGACAATGAGTTCTGCAAAGTGTCATGGCAAAAAGCACACAGCGATCTACAAAAGATTACACACAATCAGTTTGCTGACACACAGCGTGGTGAATTGAGCTTGATCGAACAGTTGGGCGTATTCTATGCTCCAGCAGGTGCGGCACTTCGTGCAACATTCATTGTCGACCCAGACAACGTTATTCAGCACGTTACTGTCAACAACTTGAATGTTGGTCGTTCACCAGAAGAAACTCTGCGTGTACTCGACGCATTGCAAACTGGCGAGCTATGTGCTTGCAACCGTACAGTTGGCGGTGAAACACTGTAATGGAAACTAGGACAAGAACATTAGTCAAGACTGTCATCTACAGAATTTGGGTCATATGCTCAACTTATGTAATGCTGTTGATAACAGGTCAGTCAATGACAGATGCTCTTGTTCCTACAATCATTATTAATTGTGTCTGGATGACATCATACTATTTGTATGATAGACTCTGGACACACATTACTTGGGGAAGAAAATGAGTTTTATTGATACAGTAAAAGGCGCATTGCCAGACTACGCAAAAGACACCAAGTTAAATCTTGATGCTGTCCTTTTGCGTAGCACATTAGATCTAGATGTAGCAATGGGTTGTGCTGTAGCCGCACTCGCCGCAACAGGAAATGGTAAGGTACTTGCTGTCATGTTAGCAGATGCTCCTGTTCACGCAGACAGTGCAATGACAGCGGCTAGTATTATGGCACAGAACAACGTATGGTATCCATACATCGAGATGGCTGATGATCCTGCACTAAAAGGCCTACCGGCACAGCTACGTATGAACGCTATTGCAAGTCATGGTGGTACTACCAAGAGCAACTTTGAAGCATTTAGTTTGGCAGCTAGTATTGTTGGCAAATGTCATTTTTGTGTAAAAGCACACTATGAAACATTGAAGACAGAAGGCTACACAGTGGAACAACTTCGTGATATTGGACGTATTGCCAGTGTTATGAACTCTGTGGCAAAAGTGCTAAACAGTTAATTTGAGCTTGACAACACTAGACAACCATTGTATAGTTATGCAATGGTTGTTTTTTTACGGAGACCAAAATGTTAGAATGTTTGATTTTAGGCGACAGTATTGCGGTTGGTACACATCAGTTTCGTAAAGAGTGTGTTGCATACGCTAAAGGCGGATGGAATACCAAACAGTGGAATCGAGATTATTTGCAAAATGATCTTACAGCAGGTACAGTTATTATCAGTCTTGGATCAAACGATCACAAGTATATCAACACTGAAGCAGAACTGCTAAGGATACGAGAGAAGGTCAAGGCCCAACGAGTATTTTGGATATTACCTGCTGGCAATCTAAAGGCCAGCGAAGTTAACATTCAATGGATACAAGCATTAGTTCGAGATATTGCTCACAAATACGGCGATACTGTTTTGCCTATCAAAGGTCTCCAAAAAGATGGAATCCATCCTAGTTGGGCAGGCTATAAAGATATTGCAGAACACACAAAACAAAAATAACGGTTTTTTCTTGACAATCTGCAAGATAGACTATATAATACACTTAACATTAAGGAATCACATGATTACAGAAATTAAAATTGGACCAGAATTGGTTATTCAATTTGAAGAGCCGTTGTCGGGAGAAGGTATAGGCATTGCTGGTAATATTCTATCAGTTCCTGCAATACCTAACATCAACAGAAAGATCTACTTTAGTGTAGGTGGCCCAAAAATTTGGGGTTATCCCGGAATTGAAAATTATCCCAGTGATTTAGATAACATTGTAAAACCGGATAATCATGTATCGTGGAAATTGGCACAACACGATCGTCGATACTGGCAAGCAGGTCAACAGGTTGTGGCGGGCGTAGATCACCCAGATTACAATTACAAAATTGAGTTAACTGAAGAACAGAGTAAGGCTATTTCGCAATATTTTCTTTAATTTGGAGGCTGCATGTCAATGCATTTAGAAGGCCCATGGCTTTCAACCACAGGCAAACGTAAAGGCAAACAAAAATTTGCATCAGCAGAACATGCTAGAAAGGCAAGAGAATTGAACGAATCTTGGAAAGAACTACAAAAGAAATGGGCTGTAGAAGCAGAAGACAAGAAACGCAGCCGAGGTCTTTCTGCTCCTAGTTTGAGCAGTACCTATAGTCTAAAAATTCCAGAAGGCCGCAATACCACAGCGCATATCAAGAGTGTTGATACTGGCGGCAATGCTGTTCTAAAAGAACCAAAGATCTATACAGGTACCAAAGTAAAAGGTATTGCTACCATGCACAAGAGCAATGCTGTGCCCGTGTTTAGTGATGAAGAAGCAATTGACATTTCTAAGATGAGGAGATAATCATGAGCACTCGTGAATGGTATGATGAAAAAATGGCCAATGATCCTAGCTATTTTAAAAAGAAACGTGATCGATATCGAGATGCACTGAACGACGATCCTTATAAGTTTGCCGCAAACAAATACAGTAAACAACAAAGTTCAGCTCTTTTGAAAAGAGGGTTGGCATGGCGATTAGATAAAGAAAAGACGATTAAACTAATAGCTGAATCAACAGTATGTGCTCATAGTGGAAGAACATTAGTTCATAAAATAGGGCATCCTGATGCTCCTAGCATTGATAGAATTAACAGTAATAACGGCTACACTAAGAAAAATATACAGATAGTAGCAACTTCTATAAATCTTGCGAAAAGAGATATGACTGACGAAGAATTTATTCAGATGTGTTGCGATGTTGCCGACTATCATCGTGGCAAAATTCGTCAATAATTGGGTGTTTACAAACCAATTGTTTGATGTTATGCTATATATAACTACGTTTCGCAAAGAAACTGAGATAGTAGATCTGAAGTAGGTCAAAAGCTGAAAAAGATCCGCGGGTCTTGGCCAATGAGAAACCCGTATTTTCGGGATGCCAAGGGTCGCCAAAGGCACACAAGTTATGAGATTGTGCGTCCAATGGAGACAACTACACGAAAGTAGGGTTCTTTCAGAGCCTCGTGAAGTTAACTCCCTTTATGTAATGTGATTTAATTTTTTTGAATCACACCAAGTCAAAGGAGGACTTATGGAAAAGTTATTTAGATTTACAGCCTACGTTGCAGGCTTATTAGTAGTAGCCATATTGGTTCAAAGTGTTACTCATGCCAAAATGGAAAAACTACGAGAGGGTCAGATGTTATCGTCTAACGATGTTGTAACGATCAAGACCAGAGAAAGGCAGCTCGAATGTTTAGCCATGAACATCTATCGAGAAGCAGGACATGAAAACTTTGAAGGTAAGGTAGCGGTAGCACAAGTTACTATGAACAGGGCATCTCATCCTTCGTTCCCAAAAGACGTCTGTGGAGTTGTCTATCAAAAGTCAGTAATAATGGACCGAGTCATTTGCCAATTCTCATGGTATTGTGATACTGCTCATAAGGCTAGACCTGTTAACCAAACAGCCTACAATGAAAGTATGTCGGTGGCCAAAAAGGTATTATTGGAAGGATTCCGACTTGACGTAATGAAAGAAGCCCTGTATTATCATGCTAACTATGTCAATCCTAAATGGAACTTAGAAAAAATTGGATCAATTGGTAATCACATCTTTTACAAAGGCAAGAACTAAAATGGCAGACTTAAACAAATTTAATCCACTCCCACATTTTGACAATATGGAACATTTCAAAACTTGGGCTACAGCTAAAGTCAGCCACATTTCGGCAGAGACATTTGGTTGGCTAGCAGTTATTGTTCTTCATGCCGCAACCATTCCCAGTCTATTGGCAGTAATGAGCGGACTAACGGACAAACTGCCCGCAGTAGATTTGGTATTGCTAGTTTGGAGCGGTCTAACACTGTTGTTTGTTAAAGCGGCAGTCCAAAAGGATATGTTAAATGTCGTTACTATTGGAGTTGGGTTCATCATTCAAGCAGTAATGATGGCCCTAATCTTCTTCAAATAAATTGGTAAGGCGCCGAGTTGACTTTGAGTACACTCGGTGCTATACTAGTATTATCGTAAACACACACAGAGAGGCAAACGATGAAAAAGGCAATTTTAGTAGGCTTGATGGCAGCAGCTATTACCGGTTGTTCTTCAATGAAGACCATTGATGATCGTAAGACTTATGCACAGCCGGATTGGTATCAAGAATGTCAACAGGCAGGAGTCAAAGGTTGGTTCTGGTGGAAGAAAGAGTTCGCCTATGCCTGCGGTGGTGGTGAAAGCGTTCACGCACAGGCGGCTGAAGAACAGATGTATGCTATTGCAATGAATAACTTTGCAAAACGCATCAATTCAGAAGTCAACAGCGAAACCAAGATTGATTTTGTCAATGACAAAAAGTCTACAAAGACATCGATCTCATATGTGGTAAAGAGCACTACTATTCGCGAACATTTGAAAACTGAGACTGCACATTTTACTATGCAAGGTCGTCACTATACCTTTGTGCGTCTTGAAATGCCAAAGCCTGTGTTTGATCAATTGATCGCTGAAGCTAAACAAGCCAAGGCACAGTAATGAAAATTCTAGCTCTAACGATTCTTGCGGTATCGTTGGTTGGCTGTAGTTCCTCTCCTAAGGTTGCAGCCAACAAACCGCAATACTGTTATACCAGTCAAACTATTATTACTCAAAATAGAGAGACTGTTGATAGTAAAACTGTGTTAGAATGCACAGACGATGATGTCAAACGAATTACCACTGCACGATTAGGCATGGCTCATAACTGCGGTGAATTTACTTATTGGATGCAAATTGGAGGCCGTGATGTTCAACGCAAAGGTATCAGCTGTCAAAAGTTGGATGGTGGTTGGGAAATTATTAATACTGGTCGCAATTAGTCCCGTACAGGCCAACAACATTACTAATCCTAGATTTTTTGAATATAGGAGCGGTACATTTATTAATGAACTGGTACAACTGTCTTTTGGTTGGTTCAAGACCTTAGATGACGAGCAAAGAGATTCTTATACTCAATCTCTGCAACATGCCGTTATGTTTGCTGAAAACGGTCAAGCAGTAGAATGGTACAAGCGTGATGCTAGTGGAGTTGCGGTGCCAGTAATGACCTGGCCGACAGGTTCCGGGTATTGCCGACGTATGCATATCCAGGCAATAGCCTATGGGGTGCAAAAAACGCTAAGTAAGACTGCCTGCTTTTCAAATGCTAGCAGTAATTGGCAATGGATACGGGAATAAATATTAGCTCATGAAGATTAATTTAAGCGATAAAATCATAGCCTGGCTGGCCTTATTCAGCGGATTAACAATATCCGCTGTTGCCATTTGGTATTCAGTAGCAGGACTGGTTAGTATCTTTGCTGCCGCAGTGATTCCTATCATTGTCATGGGTGTGGTTCTAGAAGTCAGCAAACTGATTGCCACGGTATGGCTCAAGATAAATTGGAATCGAGCGCCAGCCTACATTAGGACTTATCTAATAATAGCCATTACTATTCTAATGATTATTACTTCGATGGGTATTTTTGGTTTCTTGTCAAAGGCACACAGTGATCAAAGTCTAGTGAGTGGCGATGTGCAGGCCAAGATTGCAGTGTTCGACGAACGTATAAAGACCGAGAGAGAAAATATCGAAGCCAACCGAAAAGCTCTCAAACAGATGGATGCTACTATAGATGAAACTATTGCTCGCAGCAAAACCGATCAAGGTGCAGTAAATGCTAACGCCATGCGACAGAGACAGGCAAAAGAAAGAGCTCAAATTCAATCCGACATTGCTAAATCACAAAAATTAATCGCTAGCCTAAATGAAGAACGAGCTCCTATTGCCGCAGAAGTTCGAAAGGTCGAAGCTGAAGTAGGACCTATTAAATACATTGCGGCATTTGTTTACGGCGATAATCCAGATGCTAACCTACTAGAAAAAGCTGTAACTTGGGTAATCATAATTATCGTATCAGTATTTGATCCGTTAGCGGTTATTTTATTATTGGCCAGTCAGTATAGCTTTCAATGGTTCCGCACTGTTCGTGACGAAGAAGAAAAAACAAAATCTATTAACGACTTTGTTCCACAAACACTGATACAAGACGAAGAGCCCAAGGCAAAGGCAGAACCGTTCTATCCTACCGGAAGTCCTCTCTGGCCTTTCCCAGCCGCACCGTATATAAAAGAAACAACACACACAGACCCTGTCCCAAGCGAAACACCGTTGACTGCACTAGGAGGTGATATAACAGCACCGGAGGAAATGCATGATGAGGACGACGATCTCGACGATGAGAATGACACTATCGAAGTTCGTGAGGCTAAGAAAAATTGGAAACACGATCACCCTGAAGATTCTTTAAAAAGACATAAGCGTCTATTTGAAAAGGGTCTCATTGATCGTCTTCCTTGGGAAGCCTATTTAAAAGCCAAACCTGATTTTACAGATAACGAAGCTGCCGAAGAAGCTGCTAAGTGGGCTTTGGAACAGGTTGAAGAATCTAAAAAAAAAGATAACGACATGGATGGAACGAGTGGGCGATCAGCAGATCAAGAAGACCAAAGAAGATTAGCAGGTTATGTACAAAATGCAGAACAGAATCCTTCTACTCTCTGGCAAAGAGTACAAAAAGCTAAAGGCGTCGAATGACTGATAGAGTATTAGTAGTAACTCCGCCCGACGATGTGTTAATTGATGGTTTTAGATTGTTATTGGTTGATTTGGATGCAGATCAAACTAAAATTATTTCTAATAATCTTTTAAATCTTGTTTCCAATTTAACTATTATAACATATCTTTGGACCATCAAAGATAACACTAGTTGGCTGTTAGATAAAAAAATAAAAAGCGATTTAATTATTTTTAACGCTGACAGTCAAAATGAGCTGATAGTAGGCTATATCGCTGCTCAAAAAAATTCACATTACTTTGGAACACTAAAAACTTTAGCCATAGCTAACGCAAAGGCTATATATGCTAGTGAGGATTGTGAATCTTTACTTAAATTAAACATAGACAATCATGAATAAATCAAGAGTACTCGTAGGAAGAACAGTAGTTCTTAAAGAAGGCGAGAATATTAATCAGGCCCTAAGACGTTTCAAGAAAAAAGTTGACGAGTCTGGGGTATTGGAAGAACTCCGTCTAAAAGAATTCTACGAAAAGCCAACAACAGAACGCAAACGCAAAAAAGGTGCAGCAGTGGCACGTTGGCGGAAACAACTTCGCGATAACCAATTACCTAAGAAAATGTATTAATCTATTGACCATTGGTCAGAAAGGTAGTATAATAGCTGTATGAACACAGATATTATGATAGACTTGGAGACACTAGATGTCCTCCCTTCCGCAACTATTCTAACTATTGGCGCAGTTAAGTTTAATCCATTTGGTGAGGAAGCTAACGATCCAAAAATGGAAAAATTCTATGTCAAAGTAGATGTAGATAGTTGCGATAGAATAGGTGCAACAGTTTCCACTGCCACATTAGATTGGTGGGCGAATCAAACAGCCGCTGCTCAAGCAGATGCCTTTGATCCTACCAATCGTATTTCAATTGAAGATGCTATGACACAGCTCTACAAGTTCTGCTGGGGAGGCAAACGTGTTTGGTCGCATGGCGCAGGCTTTGACGTTATTATTCTAGAATGGTATTTCCGTAAAATTGGTAAAGCTATTCCTTGGAGTTTCTGGGAAGTTCGTGACACTCGCACATTGTTTGACATTGGTATTAACCCCAACCGTGCTTCGATTACAGCTCACAATGCTCTAGCAGATGCTGTAGACCAAGCACAAGGTGTTCAAAAGATCTATAGAACACTACGTAGCTCAACAATGAGCGACGGACAGTATATTAACCCTTTGGCAAAAACAAATTAACATGGATACACAAACTAAAGAAGTAATGGACATTCTTCAAGAAGAGTGTGCAGAAGTTATTCAAGCTGTAAGTAAAATTAGCCGCTTCGGGCTTGATAACTATAAACCAGGAAAACCTAAAACTAACAGGGAACATCTAGAAGAAGAGTTAGGAGATATGTTAGCCATGATTGATATTCTGCACAGCATGGATATTGTATCATATTCTAATATTGAACGTGCCCAAGCTGCTAAAATTGAAAAATTAAAAAAGTGGTCAAATATTCAGAATTTAGAGAATATTTGATATAAATAAAATTTGTAAATTGTACCATAATGGGCAGTTTATAGAGCAAAGTGCTCACTAGATCTTACTTTATAAGGAGATGACATATGTCAAAGATCATCGGTATCGACTTAGGTACCACAAACTCATGCGTAGCCGTTATTGAAAACGGTATCCCCAAAGTTATTGAAAATTCAGAAGGTGCCAGAACAACACCCTCAATCGTTGCCTACGGCAAAGATGAAATTTTAGTAGGCGCCAGCGCAAAGCGCCAATCAGTAACTAACCCAAAAAATACCATCTATGCATCAAAGCGTTTGATCGGTAGAAAATTTAAAGAGGAAGCTGTCCAAAAAGACATCAACCTAATGCCTTACGAAATTATGGAAGCCAAGAACGGAGATGCTTGGGTTCGTGTAAACGATCAAGAACTTGCTCCTCCACAGATCTCAGCTGAAGTTCTTCGTAAGATGAAAAAGACCGCGGAGGATTATCTTGGTACAACAGTTACTCAAGCAGTTATTACAGTCCCTGCGTACTTTAACGACAGCCAGCGACAGGCTACAAAGGACGCTGGTAAAATCGCAGGCTTGGAGGTACTCCGTATTATTAACGAGCCTACTGCGGCAGCTCTTGCTTATGGTGTTGATAAAGCTGATAAAAAAGATAGGAAAATTGCTGTTTACGATCTTGGTGGCGGTACATTCGATGTTTCAATCATCGAGATAGCCAACGTCGACGGCGACAAACAAATTGAAGTATTGTCAACCAATGGCGACACGTTCCTAGGTGGTGAAGACTTCGACCAGCGTATCATGGACTTCTTGGTTGAAGAATTCAAGAAAGATCAAGGCGTAGACCTAACCAAGGATGTTTTGGCACTCCAGCGTCTAAAAGAAAGTGCAGAGAAAGCCAAGATCGAATTATCAAGTTCAGCACAAACATCAGTTAACCTGCCATACATTACAGCAGATGCAAGTGGCCCTAAGCACATGAACATTACTATCAGTCGTTCTAAGTTAGAACAACTAGTAGATGAATTAATCCAACGTTCAGTGGGACCATGCAAGACAGCAATGTCAGATGCAGGTGTAAGTACAAGCGACATCGACGAAGTTATTCTTGTTGGTGGTATGACACGTATGCCTAAGGTACAGGAAACTGTAGAAAAGTTGTTTGGTAAGGCACCACGTAAGGATGTTAACCCAGACGAAGCAGTTGCCGCAGGTGCTGCTGTTCAAGGTGCAGTTCTAGGCGGCGATCGTAATGACGTTCTATTGTTAGACGTAACACCATTGAGCCTAGGTATCGAAACTATGGGAGGTGTGTTTGCCAAGGTTATTCAAAAGAACACAACTATTCCTACTAAAGGACAACAGGTGTTCTCAACAGCAGAAGACAACCAGCCTGCCGTGACCATCAAGGTCTTCCAGGGAGAGCGTGAGCTTGTACAACACAATAAGCTGTTAGGTGAATTTAATCTAGAAGGTATTGCTCCGGCTCGTCGAGGCCAACCGCAGATCGAAGTTGCATTTGACATCGATGCCAACGGTATCATGCATATCAGTGCTAAAGACAAAGGCACAGGCAAAGAGAACAAGATCACTATCAAATCAGACAGTGGTTTAAGTAAAGATGAAATTGAACGTATGGTTCGTGAAGCCGAAGAAAATGCTGAGAGTGATAAACAAGCTCGCACACTTATCGATACTCGCAATCAAGCAGAAGCCACTGTACATGAAATTAAAAAAGATCTTGAAGAATTCAAAGACGAATTAACTGATACAGAAAAAACAGAAATCGAGACAGCAGTAAAATCAGTCGAAGACGCTATGAAAGAAGACGACGCTGATAAAATTAAAGCTGAACTTGAAAAAGTTTTTCCTGCAATGAAAACATTGTTGGAGAAAAAGCAGGCTAAGGAACAGGCAGCTAATGCGCCTCAACCCGAAGCCAAAGCAGAAGACAATGTAGTAGACGCTACCTTTACGGAGACAAAGTCTAACTAATTGTCAAGGGGTACCTACGGGGCCCCAGTTTGTTCTTACTTTATAAGGAGACTATTATGAACAACAACGCATTACAAAGAATCGAAGCTATTAATAGAGCACTAATTGGTTTTGACACCATGTTCGACCAAATGGAGCGCCGCTATAGCAATAGCATTAATAACAACTATCCCCCACACAACATTATCAAGACTGGTGAGAATCAGTATGAGATTCAAATTGCTGTGACAGGATTTGAGAAATCAGAAATTTCTGTATCTGTAGAATCTAATGTTCTTACAGTCAAAGGCGAAGGACAAGAATCTATTCGTCACGAGAATCCAGAAATTGTATACTTACACAGAGGCCTTGCTACTCGAGACTTTGCTCGTGAGTTCCCACTTGCAGAACACATCGAAGTAAGCGGTGCAGAGATCAAGAATGGTATGCTGATCGTTAAATTGATCCGCAATGTTCCTGAATCTGAAAAGCCACGTGTAATTGATATCGTGGAAGTTAAATAAATTATTAGGGGGAGTAATCCCCCTAATTGTCGGAGAAAGATTATGACTACAGAAATTAAAATGGATGAAAAAGTTGCAGTGAGTGTTCAGCCTCCTAAATTATGGAAAGTTGTTTTCCTTAATGATGATTCAACTCCAATGGAGTTTGTTATTGAATTACTCACGGGCGTATTCAAACATAGTGAAAGCCGTGCTAAAGATATTACTTTAGAAATTCATAATACTGGTAGTGCTGTAGCAGGAGTTTATACTCACGAGATTGCCGAAACTAAGGGCATCGAATCGACCCACCTAGCACGTAATAATGGGTTTCCATTACAAATTACTCTTGAACAAGAGCAATGACATTTGACGATGTTCGTTTAATCAAACATCAAATCACAGGGGCACGTAGATTTGGCTATTGGGTACACTTTAGAGATCAACGTCCCAGTTCTAGTTCTAATGGTCGAGCAGGAAAACTAAGTATAATACGATTTGTAGAATCAGCATTTGGTCCTTTAGGAACTCGTTGGCAATATCAAAGATTTAACACTAACGATTACATTCTTAAACTTAATAGCGAACAGGATCTGTTAATGTTGATACTGCGTTTTAAATAACATTAAAAAATAAATTATGAGCCTAAAAGACCTAACCAAAGACAATCACACAAATGCAGAAAGACAAGAATTTGTAAAAATTCTATTTTCTGGAAATATAGATCCCAAGCTGTACGCTACCTATCTATATAATCAATTCCCTATGTATGAACTATTAGAAGTCTGTGCCATGCCACACGGTCTGCTTTCAGATATTCCTGGAATACTTCGAGCAAAAGCAATTAGAACAGACTTCGACGAATTATGGGGCAATGATGAAGACGATCGACCAAAACTCTGTGCAGTTGTTAAAGAGTACATGGATCATATTATGAAAATTAAAGATGATCCAAAACGTCTAATGGCACATATCTATGTTCGTCATATGGGAGATTTGGCCGGTGGCCAGATGATTGCCAAGAAAGTTCCTGGTAGCGGAAAATATTATCAATTTGAAAATTCTGATGCACTGAAAGCCGCAGTTCGTTTAAAGATTGACGACAGTATGGCAGACGAAGCCAAGATCTGTTTTGACTTTGCTACTAAATTCTTTAAAGAGATGATGGAAATTGCAAACAGCTCAAAGTAAAGTATGGGATACACTAATAGACGTTCAAGCTCTATTAGAAGAAAGTTTTGAGCGTACCGGTCAAGAATCATTTGAACCTGGTATGGACCGCTTTAACCAACCCGGATGGGTAAATCGTGTTTGGACCAGCGAACACTATCGCAGAGCACACGTTGATGTAGTAGATGCTAGGGATAGCAAAGGCTTGTGGATGATGCATTGCTGTATTTTTCCGCATGTACACAATCCTGCTCCTATTTTCGGGTTTGATGTTATAGCCGGAAAGAATAAAATTACAGGATGTTTTTACGATTACAGTCCTGCCGGAGACAACGAACATCCCATGCTAGATTGGTTTCGAGATGAAGCTAATAAATTAGAATGGCGCAAAGAGCGTGTATTGCCGGACTGGGCCCAGCGTATTTTCAGTAAGAGTATGGTGGCCGCAGCCAATGTCAGCGATGAGCAAGAACTAGAACAAATTGTTGCTATGGCTAGAAACGGTGTAGAACACTATCTAAGCACAGTAGGTGAAACTAATAATA